GAAATGAGCGCCCACAGTTGCCGCCCGGCTGGCACCAGGACGTCGCGCCACAGCCCGGCGAGCTGGTCGCCGAGCGCGATCAATGTCTTGAACAGAAACTCTGCGGGACTATCGCCAAGACCCTCGAGGAATGCCGCTTTCTTCGCTTCCGCCAGACCCTGCCAGGTCTTGAACAGTTCGCGCGAACGATCGATCAGCTTGATCAGCCACTCTGCGCGCAACAGCGCGCTGTCGAGAAACACCGTGCCGATCTGGTCCTTAAAGGCGCGAACGGCTTTGCCAAGAACCTCCCATGCCTTTGCCAGTTGCGCCGCCTTTTCGATTTGATCCGCCCCCAGGGCGCGGTCAATCTTGGCGAGTTTATCGAATACACCATCCGTCGCATCCAAAGCGGTTTTGCCGCCGAGCAAGACCTTGATAATCTCCTTCCAGTTTTCGCCGAAAAACTTGGTGCCCAGTGCCGCCGCTTGAGCCGAGTCGCCGAGTATCGAGATGCTCCTTGCGATAGCAGTCATCGTGGCGACCACGCCGCCACTGGTCGACACCAGAACGCCGGGCATCAGTTCGATAAAGCCTTTGGCTTCGGCGATTTTCTGCGCGAGTTTGCTAGTCCCCGCAATGAAGGTTTCTTGCGAAACCCCAGCCGCATCCATTGCCTTGCTCAACGTCAGCCATTCCGGGATCGTTGCCTTTAACTTGTCGGCCTGGTCAGAAATCTCCTTGCCCGTATCAACCACGCCCTTGAGCAGCGCGCCGGGAGAGAACGCCGCCCGCAACTGGCCGACAATACCGATCAGCTTGCTCGTCGCCGCCTGGAAGACCCCAGCAACCGCACCGGCGACAGCGCCGAATTTCACCGAGGACTGCTGCAGTCCGCTGCCGACCTGCTCGGCCGCCTTGCCGGTCTGGTTCAGCGCGCCGGTGACCTGCTGGCTCGCCTGCACGCCGGCAGCGCCGAACTGCTGGGAACTGGTGGTGAGCGTCTGAAACTGCTGCGCCAGCCCTTGACCCGCCGAAACGAGCTGATCGATCGCCTGCTTGGTTCGCTCGATCTGCTGTGGATCGGTGATCGGCTTCGCGGCGGCGTCCTGGATCGTCTTGAACGCTTGCTCGCCGCTCTTGCCGAGCTCCTCGAGCTTCTTGCGGATGTCCTCGCTGCCCTCGAGGCTGATCCGCTGGCTGATCGTCTTGCTGGCCATTGATCAACCCTTGATCCGCTGCTCGTAGAATTCGCGCATGCGATCGGCCGCGCGCTCGAAGATGGCGAAGAGGTCGAACCGCTTGCGGATGTCGACCGAGCGTGTGCCGAAGAACAACGGCCCGCGCAGGCGATTGAACGCGTCGAACAGCAGCGGCGGCTTGCCGGCGATGTTCACCGACACCAGCTTCTGTCCGTATTGCTTCGGCGAGTGGATGCCCGGCGGCAGGTTCTGCTCGATCGGCAACCACAGCAGCGGCCGCCCGCTGATGGTGATGCCGCGTTCGAACACGCCGGCGAACGGTATGCGGTGAAAGATCAGCGCGGCCGGATCCTTGCCTTCGTTCGGATAGAACCGCGATGTCAGCGCCGTTTGCCACCGCGACGAAAACCCGGCAGACCCGATGTTCGCCCGGCCTTCCGTCACCGCCAGGTCGGCGGCGTCCTGCACGGCGCCCGCCTTCGCCTCGTTGATCTCGCGCTCGATCTCGTCGACGAACCGGCTGATGGCGGCTTCCTGCGCCGAGAATGTGAACCTCACGCGCTGAGTTCCTTGAGCACCTTGTCGAGGGTGTTCTTGTCGCCCTGCGCGCCGGCGGCGGCGATCACCAGGTCGTTGGCGCGATCAATGCGGTCGAGCTTGTCACTGAATTCGAGATAAGCCGCGATCTGACGTGGTGACAGGGTCATTGCATAGTCGGGTGGGAAACCGCGTCGGACGAGGGCTGTGATGGCGATGGCGATTTCTTCAAGCGCACTTTGATGGTCTTTGCTCCTCCGCTTGCCCCGCTGATCAGGCCGGACAGTTCCTCGACGAAGGAGCCGATCCCGTTTGGGAATGTCAGCCCGAAGATCGCCCGAATGAACTTGATCTGCTGCTCGGGCAGCAGTGATGCCGCACGTTGTTCATATTCCTCCTCATCAGGATGCCCACACCCGGCCGCGATGATCGGGCCGACCGCCGCACCGCAGCCCGCGACCAGGCGCGAGACGATGTCGCCGCCATCACCACTGGCAAGCGATTTCAGCGCCGGGAAGCGGCTGATGATGGATGCGATAGCGTCGACGGAAACACTGCGCACTTTGATGCGGAGTCCGTCGACCTTGACGATGTCGACGGCGGTCGACGGAGCAATGTCCAGAAGGTCTGCCATGCTTGTCCTCACGGTGTCGGAGTTTCGTCGCGCACTGTCCATCTGCCGAAACTGCCGTTGGCATCGCGCTGCACTTCGGCAGTGATTTCCAGAATGGTGAACTCGTCCTCGGCGGTGATGAAACTAAAATCACCCTCCGGAACGAACGAGACGGTGGCATCAAAGTCGACCTGCTGACCAATGTCGTTCGTACCAACCACCTTGATGTCACCGATAAACTCAGTCTTCTTGAGACCATCCAGCGTGATGTTGCCGTCGGTGTCGACGCCCTCCTCGGCAAGCGCAAAGTAAGCCAGGTTCGGGCCGGTGATTTCGTCGAGGGTCACCTTGATCGTCGCGGAAATCGATGTCACCGCGGTGAAGTCCTTGGTCTTCACGCCCTCGCGCGATGAGAAGTGTTCGAGCTTCTCGATCGCCGGCGTATAGACGAAGGCTGGCGCGTTGCCGAGATCCCGGTAAGTCGATTGTCCTACTTCCTTGAACGAAACAATCCCCTTGCCGATGTGGTAGTTCTGCACATTCGGAGACGTGGGCATAGCGCCCTCCTTTCAGGTCAGCGGTGATGGTGAGAGCGCTTGCCCAAGGCGCGGCTAAGGGCGGCGACTACAGGTCTTCCGGCTTCAGCGTGTACTTGAACATGAACTGTGCGCGCAGCGCGCCGTGCAGCGAGCGCATCCAGCCGACATCGGTCTGGCATCCGAGATAACGGATCGCGCCGTTGCCGTGGCGCCCGGTCTTGACGATCTGTTCGTTCAACTCGGTATCGGTGAGCACACGCTTGATCAGCTCGCGCCGCAGCGTGGTGATGTCCGATCCGACCTGGTCGGACTGCTGCGCAATGACGATCTCGGGTGTCATCCGCACGACGGTCGGCCGGTGCGGCGGCCGCATTGACGTATCCGCCGCGTCGTCGGTTTCCTCGTCGCTGTCAAACACGATCGCGGCCGGCAACTGGTCCTCGGTGATGTCCACGTTGTTGCGGTGCGCGGATCGAAGGTTCGGAATGGTGGCGACGACCTCGAGCAGCCGCGCGAGAATGTCCTCGCGAACGTCGACCATCAGCCGACCCCGACGGCCTTCAGCAAAAACCGCACCTCGCCGAGATCCTCGCCGTTCGGTGAGCCGCGCAGCTCGTACGAGCGCACCGTCCAGGTGCGGCCGTTGAAAGCCAGCGTCGCGTCAATGTAGTCGTCGCGCGCGATCCCGTTCTCGGCGAGTTCGGGAATGCGGGCGAAGGCACCTGGTCCGACGCTGCGCACCTCGGCCGATCCGGCTATTTGTGTCTTCGGCCGTGTGTCGTCGATTACGGTCAGCGCGATTTGGCCGGCCGTTCCGCTAGCGACGAGTGTAGCCGGCACGCCGATCTCGGCGTAAACCGGATCAAAGAGCAGCGCGCTAAAATCAATCATGGATCGCCGTGCAGGTTGCTCTGGGATGTCGATCGGGATTTCGCTTGAGCTGCCAAATCCCTGATCAGTGACGAACTCGACGGTGAACTCAGGCCAGACTGCCGGCGACTCGGCGCTGACATCGGTCATGTTCATGATGAAGTTGCTGCCGCACCACAATGCCTCGGTCTGGCTTGGCAACGTGTCGCCGCTCTGCGCTCCGGTCCAGCTCACCGGATAGGTGCCGGCCGTCGCGTCGAAGATGCGCACGCCTGCAACCTTGAGGTTGATCACCGGCAGGAAGGCGGTAGCCGGCATGCTGTCCGACACCTTGATGCCGCCATTGTTGCTGTTGCCCAAGGTGGCCGTCACGGTCCCGGTCGCCCCGGTGTAGGGCGTGATGACCGTCACCTTGATGTATTTGAACCGGCCCCACATCTGCACGTAGGGACCGGCGGCAACCGAACCATCGTAGGTCTTGCGCGAATACGACCCCATCGGCAGGCCGGCAGGCGCACCCGACAGGTCCACCACATCGGGACACCCGGTCACGTTGTTGAAGGTGCAGACCGGCGCCGGGTGCTTCTGGATGAACAGTCCCTGCGACGCTGACATGGTGCGCGCCGGAAAACTGCCAAGCGCCCAGTCGGTATGCACCAAAATGCTACTGGCAGGACCCTCCTCAACTGCGGTGACCGTGAACGACCCAAGCGTGCCAACCAGCGCGTCGTGAAAGAACATCTTCTCGCCGACGATAGCCCAACGCCCCACACCGGTCGTGCGCATCGCTGCCGGCACGGTCATCGTCCCACCGGACATGGTGTAGTCGTTGTTGATGCCGTTGTTGGAGCCG